CGACAGTTACCGCAACTGGCGCTGAGCTTAACATCCTTGATGGTGTTACAGCAACCGCTTCTGAACTGAACATCCTTGATGGTGTGACTGCTACAGCCACTGAGCTGAACCTGCTGGATGGCGTCACCGCCACCACCGCAGAACTCAACTACGTTGATGGTGTTACTTCTAACATCCAGACTCAGTTGGACGCGATCACCAGCTTCAATGGTAATAACACCACACTGACAGGCACCACAGTTGTGGCAGCCATCGACTTGTCTGGTGACATTGATGTTGATGGAACCGCTAACCTGGATGCAGTTGACATCGATGGTAACGTTCAGGCAGATGGAACGATTACAGTTGGTACTACCTCTAGTGCCTCCTCTACTGATTACTCAGAAGTCGCTCTGACTAATCTTTCTCCATCATCCTTCAACCAGACCTACACAAGACAGTCCACTGGATTTGTTCTTGACACTGGAACCGCCGCATCTGGAAACGCTCTGTTCCACGCTGATAGTAATTATTATTACTATGTGGCATCCACTGGTCCTGCTAACACTGGAAGAGCTTTAATCTTTAGTGTTGAGGATAATAAGTGGGTTACCATCTTCGACATGAGTACTGACCTCACCGAAGGTAATGTATCAAACAATCAGGCAGTCGGAAGTGTATTCACTGACGATGTGATTGCAGGCGCTCAAACCCAAGATGGCAGAAACGTACCTGCTGCAAGCAGTGATGTTGTATTCACGACTTCAGGTGGAGCAAGTGGACAGGGTTATGATGTTAAGTTCTTCGGTGACGCTGACTCCACACACCTGCTGTGGGACGCTTCAGCTGACGACCTTATCCTCGCAGGTTCCGCTGGACTGATTGTTCCTGAAGGACAGTTCACACTTGGTTCTACAGCAGTTACCTCAACTGCCGCTGAACTGAACATCCTTGATGGTGTTACAGCCACAACCGCTGAACTGAACCACACTGATGGTGTTACTTCTAACATCCAGACTCAGTTGGACGCTAAGCTTTCAGCAGAGACGATTACACTCACAGCCTTCAAGACTGTGGTTGCCGCCTCTTCTGACTTCGCTGACTTCAAGTCACGCGTCGCAGCTCTCTGATAAATATAACATAATATCGTCGTCGCGGAGGGACCTGGCAAAATCCAGGTATCCCTCCCTTTTTTTATAAATACATAAGTGAATCTTTTGTCATGTTTTTATTCTTTATAGAGATGGACAATGACAGAAGAGAAGAAAGAACAACCCAAAAAGGTTGAGGATGAGCCCAAAAAGAAAGGCATCATTGGTAAGCTAAAAGAAGCAACTGATGACAAAGAGGAACAGCTTGCTATTTTTAGTACATTTGTGCGCCTTGGCATTCTTGTATGGAGTGGCGCTATACTGACATTAGCGTATATTAAACTCCCTCCTAAACTGGGAATTCCTGAACAGAAACTTGATCCCACCTTCATAGCCTCAGTCTTTACTGGTGTGCTTGCCACCTTTGGTGTTCAGGCAACTAAAAAGAATGGTGGTGGTGCTAATGGTGGTGGCATCGGCAAAGCCGATCTTCAGAAACTAATTGACGCAGCTGCACAGACAGCACCTGCACAGACTATTCGAATTGAACAAGGTCCAGTCAAGTTACAGACTGCTGAACCTCCCATTGTCCCTCCTACAAAATAACATCATGCAAAAAGTATTCAATGTATTCTCCACCATTTCTTTTGTTGGCATCCTTGCCATTGGTGGAGCAGTTGGTTATGTCTACCTAAATCAAGACTCAATCAAAGCAAGAATTCAATCAGAACTGACTGGAATGATTGGTGACGCTGTTGCTGATGGTTTGGGTGACCTTCCTGGACTCCTCGATGGAGATGTCAAGGGTGAAATGGTTCCAACTCTTCCAGCTCCCTCTTCCCCTGTTGGAAGTGGAGTTCCTGTGCCTTTCTAAATAACAAAAAAGGGTTCATAAGATGAGCATTGCCTCGCCAAAGAACAGGGCTGAGATGAAGGAGTATATCCTTACAAAGCTCGGTCATCCAGTTCTACAAATCAACGTCAGTGATGAGCAAATGGATATTGCCATCAATGACGCTTTCCAGTACTGGAATGAGAGGTCGCACTTTCTCGGTACCGAGAGAATGTACATCACCTTTACGGCAGACAAACCCTTTGTTGAACATTTTGGAAGCTTTGAGAATGAGTTAGTCCCCCAGAAGGGAGGACCTACTCTCAAAGCAGAGGGGATGATATCCACTCTCACACTAGTGACACCTGGTAGTGGATATGCACCAACCCCTGGTAGCTCTGCAAACCCCTCCAGACCCACCAGAACCCTCACAGGGAGTGGTTCTAATTGTACAGTCTATTGTGGGACTGACAGGACTGTGAGTGGGGGACTCATCAGTGTCCAACCCTACATCACTGGAAGTGGCTATGCAGTTGGTGATCAAATTGCAGTTACTGGTTCATCCACAGGCGATGAGGCAGTCTTCCAGGTTGCTACAATCAAAGAAGAATCCCCTGCTTATGGGGTTGCAAATGTAAGAAAACAGAATAACTTCATCATCATGCCAGATGATGTGGTTGGTATCACACAAGTTCTTCACAGACCTGGTTTTGGTTATGGTGGAGACATTGGTGGTATCATTCCTGGTGCTGCTCTCGGTCCTATGTTCCTTGGAGGACTGTTGGGTGATGAGTGTATGTCTATTGGATATGGTATTGTCAGTTATGTGGCAATGAGAGAGTACCTGGCGACTCTTTCCTTCCTGTTCCAACCACCCATTCAGTACAACTTTAACCAAAGAACCCACAGACTGTTCATTGACAGTGACAGATGGAGAGGTGGAGGTGGTTTGACATCAGGTGATATGGTTTGTGTGGAAGCAATGGTGAAACCTAATCCTGATATCTATCCAGACTGTTACAATGACATGTGGCTTAAGGAATATGCTGTAGCATTGGTTCAGTTGAACTGGGGTAGAAATCTTACCAAGTATAATCAGGTTCAGTTACCTGGTGGAATCACCATGAATGGTGATCAAATCCTACAGTCTGCTGTAAATGAGATTGCCAAACTGAAGGAAAGATTCTCCATGGACTGGGCAGATCCACCTTTGGATGCAGTAGGATAAAATGCCAACAACCAATCCGTTTTTCTCTAACACCACAGGATATGAGGGAGAAATCTCGCTCATAGATGATATGGTGCGTGAACAAATTAAGATGTTTGGTGTGGATATTCTCTATATGCCACGCTATATGGTGAATCTGGATAGATTACTCCATGAGGCAACAAAGAGTGTCTTTGAATTGGGGATGCCAATGCCCATGTATATCAAATCCTTTGATGGATATGATAACAGCATGGAGATGCTCACCAAGTTTGGTGTGAGGAGTTCAGATGAGCTGACGTTTATTGTTTCTCGCTCTGAATGGGGAGCATACTACGCTCCTTTCGTCAAATCATATTACAATGAGAAAGATGGACATGACCCACAGGATCTTCTGAATCCATTGGAAGGGCAGACTGCATTGAGACCTAAAGAGGGAGATTTGATTTACTTCCCCTTTGATGATAGTCTGTTTGAATTGAAGTATGTGATGTTCGATCAACCCTTCTTCCAGTTGGGTAAAGGTTATATCTATGAACTCCAATGTGAGAAATTCGAATTCTCTGGTGAGACATTTGCTACAGGTATTGATCGTCTGGATGAAATTCAGGCAACCAGATCCTACTACAGAATGACAATGGACTTAGAGGATGGTGGAAGTGGAACCTTCAAACTGATGGAAGAGGTGACACTTTACAATGTCACAGACTTGACACCTCCTGCAGATCCAGACGCCACACCTTTCTCTCTTTACAATGACTCAGGCTTCCTGACAGATGTTCCCACTGTCAAGGCGAAGGTGATGGGATATGATGCTCCTGGTAAGAAATTGAAGCTGGGAGACTTCACTAACCTGAACCCAGAGCAACAGGAACCAATGACTAATCTCCCCTCTGAGAGAGGTGGAGAATATCCTGATGATGGCTTTGACGTAACCAGAAATAACTTTGATAAGGTTTTGATTGTTGGACCCAACGCTTCATGGGTGAGTAAGGATAGTTATACCACACCACAGGCATTTAATGATGATGAAATCATTCAAGAAGAGTTCGATCAAATCAAGATCATAGACGTTGCCGATCAGAACCCATTTGGTTTTGTCTAAATATCGTTGATGATGATGAAAAGCAATGCTTGGAGATTATTTCTATCACCAGATATTTCGTAAGAGTATCATTGCTTTTGGAACGGTATTCAACAATATCGTAGTCAAAAGAAAACAACCTGGTGTTAAAGTACCCACTGGTAAGAACGCGATAGAATCTTATAAGGTTCCTATTCAGTACGGTCCTTATCAAAAATATTTGGCAATGATTGCTGCTGAGCCCAACCCAGAGAGGCAAGCAGTTCAAATCAGTCTGCCTAGAATGTCATTTGAGATTAAAGCTCTCAACTATGATGGTGCTAGGAAGATGACGCCTACCACCTTCGCAAGAACTGTTCCTAGGAAACCTGATCCAGAATCAGGAAAGCCAGTCCAATATTCTCAGTACCTTCCTGTTCCCTACAATCTGGAAGTTGAACTGAATATCCTGTCTAAGAATCAGGATGATGGACTTCAAATCATTGAACAGATTCTTCCTTCTTTCCAACCAGCACTCAATGTTTCTATTGAAATCATTGATGTAACCCATGAAGAAAGAGACATTGCTATTGTTCTCAATGGTATTGGATACACTGATGACTATGAGGGTGATTATTCACAAAGAAGAACTCTCATTTGGACACTCAATTTCACAGTGAAGACTTACCTCTTCGGTCCTGTGGATATCTCCAAAGACATCAGAAAGGTTACTTTGGATTATCGTTCAGACGTGGTTCAGAGACCTTCAGAGGTTCGTTATTCTGCAGAAGTGGAGTCCACATTGGATCCTCCTCTCCCCAGAGACGAAATCGATCCTCTCAAACCAGAAACCTACAAGGTTGTGGAGACTTATCAAGATATCTTTGGTGAGGACAACGATTACTTTGGAGTCTAATCATGAGTACTTTTGATTCCCTAGACAAAACCTTCGATATGTCTCCCACTGAGATAGTCCCAGTGGAAGAAGCCCCTAAGCCAGTCAAGGCTAAGCAGGTTGATAGGGATAAACATAATGAGAAAGACTATGAGTATCAGAGAGCACAACTCTACAATCTTGTAGATAAGATGCAAGAAGCATTGGATGGGGCAATGGAAGTTGCTCAGGAAAGCGATCATCCCAGAGCCTATGAAGTTGTCTTCAATGGTGCGAAGAATGCTGCTGATGTGGTGGAGAAGATTGGAGATCTCCATAAGAAGATGAAGGACTTGGAAGAACAGGAAGCCAAAGTCACTCAGCATACTACTGGTACTACCAACAATGTGTTCATGACAGGATCAACAGCAGAATTGCTCAAGATGCTGAAGGATAATAAATAACCAAAAAGGGTTTCCATGCTAACATATCAGGACTTGGTTGAGGTTAAATTCAGCGACCTCAACAATGTTAAGAAGATCAAGACAATGAAGGATCTTCAAAGAGCAGCTCACTCTCAAGGGTACGATGTGGAGGACACAGGTACTGTTGATGGCGCTGGATCTCATGGTGCTGTCAAACTTCGCCATAGGAAATCAGGTGAAGAAGTCAAGAAAGAGGGTGGTGTAGGTAGACTGGGTGGCAAAAAGAAAGGTAAAGGTGGTGAGATTGAATCCACTACTATCAATACTGTCTCTGACGCTCTTAGGAAAGATGCTGTAGAGAAGAGAGGTAGAGTAGATAAGAGACCTGCTGCCAAAGCAAAGAGAAAGAAAGAAGCAGCAGAGAACAAAGCACGTAAACAAAAGAACAGAGATCCTTTCACAAGAGAAGAGGTAGAGCTCAAAACATTTGAGTGCTTCATGGAAGCCACTGTCAACGACTTAAGGGTAATGGGTGCTACGCCTGAACAGATTGCCAAAATTAAGGCAAGAAGAGACAAAAGAGGAAAGGGATTCAGTACTGGTGACGACAGAGTAGAAGGCAAGAAGCAGTCTACAGTTCAAAAGGCACTTCCCCCATCTAAGGGTTCTGCAATTGTGCGCCAGAAAGAGGGTGGCACTAGCAAGGAAGCTGTTGGTGCACCTAGGAAGACAGGTCCTGGTGTGCGTCGCAATGACAAGACTTATGAGAGAATTCAACTAGAGAAGAGTAAGAGGAAAGGAGGTCCTTTGGCTAAGAGAGGACAAGCTGGTGATGGATGGGGAGAAGAGCCTGAAGGTGATTGGGAAAAGGGTGCTGGAAAGTCAGATAAGGAAAAAGAAAAGGAAAGAAAGGAGAGGCAAAAGAAGAGAGAAAGAATGATTTCTCGAACTAAGAAAACTATTGGTAAAGGATTCAATCTGGTGAAGAATGCTAGCAAGAGCTCTCACAATGAGATTGATGACGCAGACATGTCTATTAAAGGTCCTAATATCAAGAACCAGGCAGACTAAATAACTCCATAGGATTGTATGCTACAATGAGCAAGAAAGTAAACCTAGATGTTCTTTCCGAAGAACAAGTTACTCGTCTTCGCGAGAATACTATTTCTCGCAGTATGGATTCTCTGAAATCTAAAATCAGAGAAATGGATATTCAGTTTGAATCAACTGATGATCCTGCTCATACAGAAGAGAGATTCCAGAACTATACAGGGCATGAACTAGCAGAAGTTGCTGTCAGTGTCTACAAAGGAAACATCAACCCTCCTGTTGAAGATCAGGAAGTGGAAGATCAACCCATGACTCACGCCAGAAGGGTAGAAAAACAATCCCTTCAAAGAGCTCTGATGGGCTTAAGGAATGGCGGGAACGAGGGAAAGGTTTCTCCTGTGGGTCCTAATGGAAATGGAAATCTAGGCAAGCTCTCCCCAACTGGTTCCAATGGTTGTGGGAATGAGGGAACCAATACTCAAAGTGGCAATTATTATGCTCTGACAACTGATATGACGTTGGAAGAGTATGAAGCATATATTGCTGGCAAATTCCAGATGGATGAGGCAGGACCTCTGGCAGCAATCCCTGCTATTGCTGGTAAGGCAGCATTGGTTGCTGGTAAAGGTTTGATGTCTGCTGGAAAGGCAGCAGCGAGTGCAGCAGGTTCTGCTGTTAAAGGAACTGCCAAAGCAGCAGGTTCCGCTGTTAAAGGAACTGCCAAAGCAGCTGGAAAGGGAGTAAAGAAGGCAGCTCAAGCCACAGCTGATGCAGCTGCACCTGGATCTGATTCAGGAACTGCTTCAGATTCTTCTGTCCCTGGACCTAATATCAATGAGAGCAGGCAAGAAGCAGTCTCTGAATTGGAGAATGAGCTTCTTCAGTTGGAAGATACGAGTTGGACTTCCATTGATAAGGTGATGAGAGTTCTGGCTAAAGAACATGCCATGACTCCTAAAGAACTCCACAAAGCATTCAAAGCAGTTCATGGTGTAATTCCTGATGATTGGCTGAGAGAGAACCAGATGACAGAGGACTGTGGATTCCTCCCCCTCCATGAGGTGGCAAGAATCAATCCTCCTGGTATCATCTATCAGGTTTCTTTCCTGTTTAGAGGTGGCACCCAGAGATACAAGTTCCTTTATCCTTCCATGGAGAGACCTTCTCAGGAAGATATGGAAGAGGAAGTGAGAAAGTTCTGGCCTGGTGCTAAGGTGATGGCTTATTATCCCTGCCAACCAGACAATGAAACTAATCTGAATGGAAAGGAAATGATTGCCTGTCCTCCAGTGACGGAGAACTACAACTTTATTCCTGCTGATGTTTGGATTGAGCTTTCTGAAGAAGATTCTGAGATTATTGAACAGATTTTGAATGAAGAGGGAGAGATGTTGACTCCTCCTTACTTCTATGATGATGGATTCATTTCCACAGTCATCTCTGATCATGACACTGGTGAAGAGAAACAAATTGTATTTGAAGTCAATGAAGGTGCTGTTGGGCATCTGAGGGCATTTAGAACCTATCAAACTATTGAGGAAGCAGGCAACCTGCATGCGTGGTTCAACAAGTCCAAATCCAAGGATGGCAAACCAGGTTGGGTTCAATCAGATGGTTCCCCCTGTGCACGTAAAGAGGGGCAGACATCAGCACCTAAGTGTTATTCCTCACAGAGACTTGCTGGATTGAAGAAGTCTGAAGAGGGCAGAAAGAAGATTCGTTCTGCTGATGCTCGTAAGAAGTCACAAGATAGTGGACAGTCTTCTAAGAGTGGAGCTGCTAAACCCACCTATGTGAGAACATTCAAAGACTCCAAGGACCTCAAGAAGCATCCATCAGGTGACAACTACAAAGACACTAAGAATGAAGAAGTAGAACATGTAGATGAAGCATGCTGGAAAGGTTACACCAAGAAAGGCATGAAGAAGATGTTTGGGAAGATGTATCCCAACTGTGTAAAGACTGAGGGCGCTTTGAATCCTTTCCAAGTTCATTTTGATAAGGATGGGAAACCTTACACATCAAAAGGTTCTAAAGAGGAAAGAGAAAAGATTGCCAAAAACAGGGCAGCTAATAGAAAGAATGAGCCTGATCCTTACAGACCCCGTCGTGGCGAATCTGATTAATAAATAAACAAAAGAGGTAAACTTCCATGAATTCCCAACAAGATCACGAATTGAACCAAAGTCTTGCCGATGCCTATCAACAGGTTCAGGAAAGATGGACTGATCGTTTCACTGGAGACAGTGACGCCAAGAGAGCAAGACGCGGAGAAGGTGGCGGTCAGGATGACATCACCAAAGGATTTAACCCCTTTAATAAGCCCACGAGAGATAGTGCCTACAATCCTGCTACAGGAACCAC